AGAGCTTCCCATGATCGGAATCGATAGAGACAGCGGGGCCACGGTCGACGACTGGCTGCAATTCGTGCAGCGCGCGACCCGGGCCCTGACCACGCCGCTGGGCACCCGGCAAAAACGGCCCTTATACGGTTCGCTGATCCCCACGCTGCTGGGGCAAAACCTGGGCGACGACATCCTGTTGCTCGCCCAGAGCCACGCAGCCCAGGCGTTTTACAACCCGCAGAACGGCATCGGCGATTTCCAGCCCGGCGTGATCGTCGCCACCCGACAGGGCGCGGGATTGCTGTTGCGGTTTGCCGGCACCTGGAAAAACCGCCAACAGACTTTCGAGGTCGTGACATGAGCATGTTGATCCCCGGCCAGAATCAATTGGCCGAACCCTCCTTGATCAAGGTCGATGCCTTCGAGGATCTGCTCGCCGAGTTCAAGACCTTCGTCATCGAGTACGTCGGCGCGCGCTCGCCGCAGAGCGCGGAAAAACTCAAGACCAGCCTGGAAAACGAAAGCGAACTGCTGACCCTCGCGCTTGAGGCTTTTTGCGTCCGCCTGCAAACCCACGAACGCAAATACAACGCCCGGATCAAGCAGATGCTGGCGTGGTGGGCCACCGGCAGCAACCTTGATGCGCGGTTGGCGGACATGGGCCTGGAGCGACAGTTGCTTGATCCGGGTGACCCGGCGGCATTCCCGCCAGTGCCGGCGATTTACGAGAGCGACGATGACGCCCGGCTGCGCTATTACCTGGCGCCCCATGCGCCGGCAGCGGGTTCGCGGATGCAGTATCGCCGCGAGGTGTTCACCTTGGGCGAACGGCCGACGGTGAAAGTCGAATCCACCGATGCCGGTGTCGTGAACGTCACTTACACCTTCGCCCCGGACGGTCTCGCCGCTCAGGTCAAGGACGGTAACGGCCGTCGCACCGCACCGGGCGAAGTGCAAGTCACCGTGCTTGCCCGCGAGGGCGACGGTACACCGTCCCCGACGCTGCTCGAAGGTGTACGCCAACACTTTGCCCGGCCCGATGTTTGTCCGGAGACAGACAAGGTCACAGTCAAAGGCGCCGAGATTCAGCGCTACAAAATCCGCGTCGTGGCGAAGATCAATTCCGGCCCGGATTCGGGCCTGACCAAGGTCGCCGCGCAGCAACACTTGCAGGCCTACGCCGACAGCTGCCATCGCCTGGAAGGCCGGGTCGATCCGAGCTGGATCGACTACACGCTGCACAGCGCCGGCGCCGTGCAATTGCAGATTCTTGAACCTCTGGATTCCGTTGTGTGCTCGGCGTTTCAAGCGCCGTACTGCACGGCGGTCGAAGTCGAGGTGCAGACGCTATGACCGATCAGACACCGCGTCCGACCCTGCTGCCGGCCAACAGCTCGGCGCTGGAACGGGCACTCGACATCGGCTTCGGCGCATTGCTTGATCGCGTCGCGCCGCCGTTTCCCGAGCTGATGAACCCGGCCTCGACACCCGTCACGTTCCTGCCGTATCTCGCAGCGGATCGTGGTGTTGCCGAATGGAGCACCGACGCACCGGAAGCGGAAAAGCGCCTGACCGTCGAACTGGCCTGGCCCACCGCGCGCCAGGCCGGCACTCGCAGGGCGCTGGAGAACGCCGCCAAGGGTTTACAGCTCAGGCCGGAAATCCGCGCCTGGTACGAACAGACCCCGCCCGGCGAGCCTTACAGTTTTTCCGTGCGAGCCTTCAGCGAACAACCCTACAGCGAAGAAATCGACGCCCGTCTCGACCGGCGCCTGGCTGATGCCAAGAGCGAGCGGGACGTGCTGTCGGTGTCGGTCGGCCTCAGCGCCTTCGGCAATCACGTCATCGGCGCCGCGACTTTCTGCGGTGAGCTGACCACGGTTTATCCGGTGTTCCTAGAAGGGCTCGAGACATCTGGCGAGGCCTTCATGGCGGCTGCGCTGTACACCGTCGAAACATCCACTATTTATCCTCAGGGGGCCTGAATGGCTGACTATTACACCCTGCTCACCAACGCAGGGATTGCCTACGAAACCGCCTGCAAGGCAGCGGGCGTACCGATCAAGCTGACGCAGATTTCCGTCGGCGATGGCGGCGGCGCGGTCTACAACCCGGCCGCGACGGCTACCGCGCTGAAACGCGAAGTCTGGCGCGGACCGCTCAATGCGCTGTTCCAGGACGAGAAAAATCCGAGCTGGCTGCTCGCCGAAGTCACCATCCCGCCGGACGTCGGTGGCTGGTACGTGCGTGAAGCCGGTCTGTGGACCGACACCGGCATTCTCTACGCGATCGTCAAATACCCGGAGTCGTTCAAACCGGTGCTGGCCACGTCCGGCTCGGGCAAAGAGTTCTACATCCGCTCGATTTTCGAGACCAGCAATGCCTCGCTGGTGACGCTGGTGATCGATGACACGGTGGTAAAGGCCACTCGTGCGTGGGTCATGAGCTACCTCGCCGAAGAACTTGGCAAACTGGATGGCAAACAGTCGGTTCGCGTAGCTGCGACTGGCAATGTCGTGTTGAACGGTGCACAGCAAATCGACGGTGTTGCAGTGGTTGCTGGCGACCGTGTGCTGCTGCCGAATCAGACCCTGGCCAAGGACAATGGTCTGTGGATCGTCACCAACGGCGACTGGGTTCGGGCCAACGATGCCAACGTCAGCGCCAAGGTCACACCGGGCCTGACGGTGATGGTGGAGGAGGGCACGCTCAACGGCGATTCGCTGTGGCACCTGACCACCAACGCACCGATCACGCTCGGCACTACCGCGCTGACATTCAAGATGCTGGCCGGGCGCACCGGGATTGCCGCCGGTACCTACAAAAGTCTGAGCGTCGACGAATACGGCCGCGCGACAGCCGGCTCGAATCCTGACACGCTGGCCGGTTTCGGCATCAAGGATTCGTACACCAAGGCTGAAGTCGAATCGTTGATTGCCAAGGCGTCGGCGTTGCCGGTGGGGTCGATTGTCGCGTTCCCTGTCGATACGCCGCCGCCGGGTTTTCTGGAGCTGGACAACAGCGTCAAGAGCAGCGCGACCTACCCGGACTTGAGCGCCTATCTGGGTGGCAAGTTCAACAAGGGGGATGAGGGTGTCGGGAATTTCCGGTTGCCTGAGGCGCGTGGGGAGTTTTTGCGCGGTTGGGATCATGGGCGTGGTATCGATGGCGGTCGGGCAATCGGCAGTTCTCAGACTGACACCCTGCAGAACCTCTACGGCATCTTTGATGGCTATCTCGATATCACCACCGCAAATGGTGTGTTCGGCTTGGGTAACATGAGCAAGTCTTTAACGCAGACCACCCAGAAAGACGCTTATCACAGTGTGATCTTTGATGCTTCAAAGGTGGCTCGTACCTCTGCGGAAACCCGCCCCCGCAATATTGCCGTGATGTGGTGCATCAAGGCCTGGAACGCTCCGATCAATCAGGGAAACATTGACGTAGCGGCACTGGTCAAGGAAGTATCCCGGTTGGGATCTGCCGTTCCGGTGGGTGCCGTCATGGCGTTCCCGACAGGTATCGTGCCGCCCGGCTTTCTTGAACTCAATGGCAGTGTGCAGAGCACTTCGACTTATCCGGATTTGGCGGCATATCTCGGCACCACTTACAACAAAGGTGATGAGGGTGCCGGAAACTTCAGGTTGCCGGAATCGCGTGGTGAGTTCCTGCGAGGTTGGGATCATGGTCGTGGTGTAGACCCGGGTCGGGCGATTGGCAGTTGGGCACCTGATGAGCTGAAGTCTCACGTTCACCAAGTTGACGCGCCTGCCAATCCGAGCGGATTTGGCCAGGACAAGGTCGCTCGTGGCAACCGCTCCGACAGCAACGGAACACCACAGACGACTGCCACTGGCGGTTCGGAAACCCGTCCGCGCAGCATTGCAGTCATGTGGTGCATCAAGGCCTGGAACGCGCCGATCAATCAGGGAAACATCGACGTCGCCGCACTGGCCAATGAAGTCGCACAGCTCAAATCTTCCGTTCCGGTCGGTGCTGTCCTGTCGTTTCCAACGGGCGTCGTTCCTGCCGGTTATTTGGAGCTGGACGGCAGTGTGCAAAGCATTGCGACCTATCCGGATCTGGCGGGTTATCTCGGCACAAAGTTCAACAAGGGGGACGAAGGTGCGGGCAACTTCCGGTTGCCGGAATCTCGCGGTGAGTTTCTGCGTGGTTGGGATCATGGTCGCGGTGTTGACGCTGGTCGGACAATCGGTAGCTGGCAAAAAGCGACGTTGGTTGCGCACGATGCGGTGACCTCGACAGCGCAGGCTATCCAAGCTGCCGCCTCATCTTGGAAACTCAATCCAGACAATAGTGGGAAGTCTCACCCGGTACTTGGAGGCGACGTTGCCTCTGCGGCCGACTATCCTTCCGCATTTTTCTCTTCTGGCGAAATCACCTCCCCTGTATCGCTGAATCAGGCGGCGCTGTTTACTGATGGGCACCTGGTTGGCACCCGTCCGCGCAACCTCGCCGTCATGTGGTGCATCAAAGCCTGGAACGCACCGGTCAATCAGGGAAGCATTGATGTCGCAGCGCTGGCTCCTCTGGCCCAGCAAGCGACCGAAATCAAACAAGGCACAGCCAAACTCGCCACTCAGGCGCTGACCGATGCCGGGGCTGACGACACCACAATCGTGACACCCAAAAAACTCC